ATCCTCGCTTTCATCTTCCGAGAATACGCCTAATTCGTAAAAGCCTGTGAGTTTTAATACTGCACGACTCATAGCTCGTTTCTCTGCCATTTCCATAACGTACCAGCTGTTAGTGTTGCCGTCTTTGTATGTTTCACCTTTTAGTGCTGAACCAAATGTTAAGACCATATGCCCCCCTCCTTCTTTTGGAAAACTTTCAGCAGTAGCTTTTACAACTGCAAAATCTTTCTCACATTTAACAACTTCATAATCTATGCCTATATCTTCAATAGCCATAATCTTTTCAATCCCACTTCTGGTTATGATAATATAATGCTGGTGCTTGAATACGTCATCTTTAGTGAGTTTGTACTTAATATACTTTTCCTTAATTAGTTCTGTTTTCATTTCTTCTTTATTTTAAATTAATAATTAGTGGTTTCTTTCCGTTATCTTCGTAGGCTTCAAGGTATTCAGGAAGCAACTCGTCTGGATAGTCTAGTCTTATTTGCCACCCATCTTCTTTTAGTTTCTTGCAAAATAAGTCATAGCATTGTAGTTCTGTTCCTATAACTTTTACATCAGGGTCGCTTTTTAAAGCCCAATATTCACATATAACTTTTGTATTGTCTAATGGTTCTGTTGTACAGTCGGGCTGTACGTTTTCCCACTCTTGGTATTCAGCATCTTCTATATCCATTTTGAAAGTAGGTATAAACTTGTTCCAATAATAGCCAAGCAGTTAATAATTAAAAGTATTTTATCTGTTTTTATTTGGTTCAAATGAGAAAAGCTAAGTACTTCATATTGGCTTATCTTATTAATCTTAAAAAAAGATGCTACTTCTTTTGCATTGAAAATATATACATTATTGTTTTCTCTATTTGTTATTCTGTAATTTTCCATTATCTTATATTGAAAATTAGTTCAATTAACGTAATAGATCCCATCACTAAATAGAGGATTGCCCATAGACAAGCCATACTTACAAGGGTTTTTAAAAGTGTTTCCATTATTTTTTTCATTTTCTTGTTGTTTTAGTTAAACTTTTGCTCCGTTTGGTAAGGTGGTTGCGTCTGCCTTTATATTTTAAAAAAGTAGTTAGGGTTGGCAAGCAGAATAAAAATTATTGATAGATTTTAGTGATTTTTTACTAAGCTAATTATTCCTTTCGACGCCATCAAACGCCTTACTGTGCCTTAGATTAAGGGGTTATCTTCCCCCCAGTCTTCATAGGAAACAGCTTTTGGTTTTTCGTTAGCCCTAAGACAAGCCTGATGCTATGCTTTAGAACCGTTCACTCTGATTTTTTGAGATAACTGAACCTCACTACTGAACCTCACTGTTTAGGGTATTCTTTCAACCCGTTCCCTAATGAAGGTTTCCTACTTTTGTTGCTTATTTCAATGAACTTGTTTAATGTTTTAACACTACAAAGATACAATAATAAATGATATAAACAAACATATTAACAACTTTATTTACAAATAATACTTTTGACTGAGGGAAAGACTTTATGGCTTGTGTAGTGTATAGCTATTAAAAAGTAAAGAAAGTGCCTTAGAGGGCTTAGAGGGGGTCTATAAAGGCATTAAGAGGTTAATGGGTAGAGTTCCGTTATTCAAAACAACAGCACAACCTATTGATTGTTTCTTAAAATTCTTTGCGTAAGCTGCTGCATAAGTCGTGCAATCAACTCCACATCCGACTTGCATCCCAAAGACTCTATACTTTTTGCCACAGAACCATTGTACATAAGCTAAGGTGTGAGTGTGACCACAGACTGAGGACATCAGATTGTTCTTAGACTTAGCTGCTGCTTGACCTCCTTCTCCGTGTTCGTAAAGAACATTGTCATAAGAAATAGATTCTACCCAATTCCAATTCGGAGTTCTTAATACTTCATTGTAAGACCTTATCCAAGCTTTAGGTATTCCACCTGAGAATGATTTTCGAGCTGCCATTCTATCGTGGTTACCAATACAGACATCAGCATCAGGAAATGCTTTGTACCATTTAGCAACTTTTTCTATAGTCTTTTCAAGCTCAAGTCCTGCTGACATTCCATCAGGGTCTGGCTCGTGATAGCTGAAGGCGTGGTTGTCGAGTATGTCACCAATGAAAACGACTTGATTGCAGTTGAAGGTTTCGTACTGCTCTAAACACCAATCAAGGTAGCCGTCTAAACAGAATGGTTCGTGCAGATCTCCTATGACTAAAATGTTTCTAGTTTCAGATTCTCGCAATTTCTGTAAGGCAGCTACCTCGTGGGGTTTTAATCTGTATCTATTACTTTTTTCCACTGTCAGCGATTCCTTGTCCAACTACTAAGGTGAGGGCTGCATAAAATAGATTTTTTGCTGTTTCTTCATCCACACCTAAATATGATACTATAAGTGGAACTACAATAGAAGCTACTGCGTACCAGAACTTCTTAGATTTGAACATCTGAGTGATTAGCCATTTTTTCATTTTATTTGTTTTTGATTATTAAATTAATATTTGTACCGCCTAAATTAAGTATTTCTTTCATTAGCAAGTCCATAGCTAAAGTTGAGTTGTTAACACGGTCTTGTTTGCGGCTCTGTCCTACTAGGATGCAACCCTTCGTATTTTTAGGAAAATTGCCTATATGGAAAAGGATATAATCTCTATCAGGAACGTCTTTTACGAGTAAGTGCATATAATCTCTAGTCGCTGATTCTCTCGGAAGTCTAATTCTTACAGGGTATTCTCCTTCAGGAATACAGCTAATCCTTCTTTGATTATCTAAATACGGAAGTTCTAAAGTATCACAAAACATTTCGCCATTTAAAAATAGCTTACCAATAGTAGACTTATCTGTAAACTGATCTCTTATGATTAAAAGATTAACGCCCTTGACCTCTGTATTTTTGCTTGAATCCATTTTGTCCTTTTGAAGCGTTTTTAGAATGCACGCCCCTACGTTTTTTATGAACTGTATTAGATTTTTCAACTGTCTTTGCTTTCGCCATCTCGTTTCTTCTTTTGAAAATACCATTTGTCAACAGTATAAGCTATTGATATTGCTAAAAGCAAAATTTTTAAAATAACCTCCAGACTACTGAATGTCGCTACGCTTAGAACTGTGGTGTTGACTACCACTACTTCTCCTGCTTCCTTTACTAATTGGTTCATTTTTCAAGTATGATTTTAATTTTCTTTTATTTTTTGATTTTACCTTGTAAGTTTTCTTCATTAGCTACCTGCATTTAAAAAGTTTCTTAATGTGAGTCTAGTACCTTGTTGGTTCGGTCTTTCAAGATTCATATTTGAGTAATAGGAGTTTCTGTCTGGTCGGACATCTGAGCCTGTGTTCGTTGAGTATTCAGGAAAACTGCTCGTATTGTTTCTTATGTAGTCAATCATTCGTTCCATATAATACTCTGCTGTATTCAAAACTTCATTTCTAAGGTGTTGTGCTTCTTCTGTGCTTAATGCTGTTCCTGTTTCTGAAGTCTTAGAATAAATGTTCCCGTTCTCAATCTTGAATCGTAAAAAAGGAAGTGCCATAAATAAAGCGAATGACGGCAGCATTTCTGCTATATAGTCATTAAGCAAAGTTGCATAGGCTTCATTCCCTACGTCATTAACTGTTCCTGCTATAATTAAGTCTTTTAATTTTTGGTTTAAGTCCGTGCCTAGCTTCGTTTCTACATAAAGCTTTTGCGCCTGTTTAACATACGGCAACAGTAAATCCACCGAGACATTTAAGCCGATTGTTGTGGAATCTTTCAAGCGTTCCTCACTTATAAATAATACATAAGCCATCGTTATACGTTTTTATATTTAGCGATTAAATAAGGGTTCACAAATCCGTGATTCGGCATATCGTGTGGTGCTACTGAAACTTCTTTTGCATTTCTAGGTAAACTAACACCCCTGCTTTTAGCTTCAGTTGAAGTTATTATCTTGTCAGAATTTGAAGGTGATTTGCCTTCTTGAACCATAATCACTCGATACCATTTGTGTTCACATAGTGCGCCTCCTTTCCATTTCCAGATTGAATAATTATTGCTGCCACCCTCACCCCACCCTGGGTTCACACCTTTTGTTCCCATAGAGATTATATCCTCTTTACGATATAATTTGTTTGCACTAACCATTTTTTTGCAAAATTCTCTTTCACCTATACGGCTACCAGCATATCGATAACGAACCCTATATACGTCATCTACATAATTAGATTGTTTACTCTTTTGGTCTTGTCCTGATTCTGCATTAGCATTTGGTGAACCTGTACT